TATATGCCCAAACGTACCGCCATGCCGAAAGTGCTTGTCATACCCCCCGCCCCCAAGGCCTCAAAGAGTCCATCGGTCAGGAAGTCGACAAAGCCTAAGCATGGCAAGCAAGGAGACGCTAAGTCTCCACCTGGGGCCACTGCGGAAGTAGCATCGCCCTCACGCGCTAGCGTGGAACCCCTTGGCTCCGGCGAGTCAACTGTCTCAGAGACGTCCTCCAAATCCAAAGAGGTACTCTCCGCTGAGCAGGCACAGAAAGTTGTGGATATCGCCGTTCAAGCCTCTAAGATTTCGAGTGAGATCGCCTACAAGTCTGAAATGGCTTCTTCGGTTGATCTGGCCCTCCTCGAGTCGAAGGTTCAAGAACGAAAGGGTCGCGTTTGGACACAGGATGGTCTTGTACAGCTTAGACAGGCTGTATTCACCCCCTGGTATCTGAACGCAACGCAGCTCTCCACTTTCAAGAAGAGCTTTCCTCATGTGTTGGTTGTTCCTGCTAAGCAGCAGCATCCGCATAGCCATCCGGTGTTGAACATCGGGCGCGAAATGGCTGAGGTAAATGCGTACCGGTACATCAAGCGAATGGTCGACGTGCGTGGCATCACGCTTTCCGACGTTTGCAAAGTGGTTGATGTAGGTGGCAATCCCAGTAGACACGCGAAGTACAAGCGCGCCGTCCACTCCACCAATCCCATTCTCTCCGCAGCGGATGTCTCCCGAGCCTATTCACACTATGGGGGGACCAACACGTGCAGTCACACCGCTCAGTCGTGTAATTGCGTTGTTCCCGCTGCCTTCTTGTCGGTCCACTCTCTGTACTACTTGAGTCCCGACGATGTCGCCTCCCTCGTTCTCAAAAGCGCCGCCAGATTATTGGTAGCGGTGCACCATGAGTTCAACGACGCCTTTGGTTCGTTCGCTGAAGGTGAGGCCACCTACCAACTCCTCACCGCCGATTCTGTCATCATGAACGTCCGCGGTAATTCCATGGCTTACAAGCATTCTAATTTGCTGTGGATGAGGAGGAACTGTCATCATTTTGTCCACGAGGGGATGGTCAAGACTCTCACGTGGTCACGTTTGGAAGTCAGTCCAACCGAGGTCATTACGGCCTTCCACGTGTATGATGACATCATACCGGTCGATCCGGGCTTCAAGGGCAATCTCATATCCCTCGTGCAGGACAAGTCGTACTACGGCGACTTTTCTCTTGCTGGTCCGTTCACGGACGCTGCCAAGACGACCGTTCCCGGTGACATTCTGTCTCTGCCTGGTACTCGAGTCACCTCGTACGGGCCGTCAGTTCTTGTCTACCAATCCTCCACGAACATCACCATGTTGGTCCCAAAGGGGCTCGTTGCCGAAGCGGCCAACTGGTGCGCTCTCCGTGAGAGGTCTTCCGACAACTTCAAGAACTTGGCTGCTTATCTTCGCAACAAGTGTCGGGTCTTTAATATACCTCCCGAAATTCTTGATTCCAGCATCACCGCCGCTGCCGCTCTAGGCTTCGTAAAAAATGTCTCCTTCGAGGCAGCCGTCATGCATGGGGTTGTTAACCCCCTGCTTCCCACCATCGCTGTCCACCGTGACGCTCTGAACCTCAAGTTCAAGACTGTCTGGACGTGGAAAAACGCCGCCATTGTTGGCGTTGCTGTCGCCACCGGAGTAGCCTCTGGATTGGCGGCTGTTGGTATTTTGGCAGGTCCTGCTGCCGCCATCTACGCTGGTGCGTCGATGGCCGCAGCGGTCGGCGCGGAGAGAACCGCGCGTGCTATTCAGGCCCAGTTCTATGCGCCCGAGCACAAACAAACCCCAAGCTCCTTGGCTTTTCCAGAGTACCACGCCGACCGGTCTTCCCCCCCCGCTCGGACTCTCGTCAAGCCGCTGCCCCCCGGTATCAACCTCCCAGCCACCGATCCTACTACTCCTTTGGAGGTGTTGGTTGCTGGTGTTGGTCTTGACCCGTCTGCTCGCCTCGTCGTCGGCCCCGATCCGACCGAGAACCGCGAGCGACCAAACCAAGGCCCCGTTGTTCCGGGTGCTGTTGTGTCGACTGTTTCCATACCGGTCGCTCCCTCCAACAGCAGTCACTCATCTCTCTCCGCCATCTCCGAGCGCATCCTGAAAAATGGGCCTTGGGGTCGCGGAGAGGTCGACCAGGAGTTTTTCAAGCTCTTCCGCGACTGGGTGATGAACAATTTGGACGACATCGGTCTCGAGAAAGATAGTGTTCGAGCGATGCCGTTTCCTGTTTGGAACAGTAAGTACCCCTTGGCCATACAGAAAATGCATGTATCGGCTCTCCGTGCCATGAACGACGGAGATTACAACGAGAAATTCGTTGATATGCGGGGCATGTTCACAAAAATCGAATCGCTTCCCAAGTCCACCGAAGATGGTGTGACTAAACTATGTCCTCGTGGCATTCAGTCAGGGAGTGCGACCCATAACGTTGCTACGGGCCCCTTTTGCAAGGCGTTTTCCAAACGCTTGGCTGAGGTTTTTTCCATACACAACGTTGGTGGGGCGATGTACACCTCTGGTGCCACTTCCGAAGAGATCGGCGCTGCGTATCAACGCGCTACCGCGGACCTCAAGGAGCGATTGGGCATTCTTGAAGGTGACTTTGCTCGCTTCGATTCCACTATTCACCGACTTTTCCTCGAGCTCGAGGCCGACATTTACAAATACGTCGGTGCTTCGGAGCGGGCTTATGCTGCTTTTCATGAGTGCATTAAGACTCTCGGGCGGGACAAGTTTGGAAACAAGTACGCAGTAGACGGTGGCCGACACAGTGGCGACCACAATACGTCATGCGGAAACACCCTTCTCCAGTTGCTGGCTATTGTTTTCTGTTGCGCTTTTTACGACGCGATGGGATCCGGCAAACTTGCCACGTATCGCGAAATCGTGGCCAAGCACCAAATTACTTTGTTTGGCTTGGGCGACGACAATCTTATGACTGCCGCCGCCGAGTTCCTGGAGAAGCTCCCGTTGAAGGACCTGTTGGCGAAACTGGGTCTCGAGCTGGAACCAAAGCTACACGTGGGGGCGGACGCCAAATTCCGTGCCACGTTTTGCTCAGCCAGGTTCTGGCCCGTTGCGGGTGACAAGGTTGTGTTGGGGCCTGGTATCGGCCGTGGCATAGCCAAGTCCGGCTGGTATGTCAACCCTCCGAAGCACATCCCCATCGAACAACTTGTGCGTGGTGATTCCATCGGCCGACTGGTTGACAACGCTTTCATCCCTTTTCTTGGTCCCATGTGGGCGAAGATCCATCAGCTCACCGCACACGTGACTCAAACCCACGTGACTGCCGACATGAAAAGGGCTCGTTTGCACAATTCCCACGCCACGACGATTCATGCGTCGTGTCCGGAAACCTACCGGATGTTGGAGGTGGTTTATGGCCTTACCAAGGCGCAGGAGGACGAGTATAAGGTCCTTCTCGGCCAGGTCACCAAATTGCCTTGCATCGTCGACTACGCCCCCCTCAAACGGGCTGCCGTCGTCGACGGCGTTGCTGGAGACGTTTTCTCTAGTTCGAGTCTCGATCCGATTGTCGAAGAACTCCCTTCCCTTGATCCTGTCGGTTTCGAGGCTTTGGTTGAGGCTTCTGTCGGCTCTGGCACGTGTGTACTCTGCGGCTCCATGCCCGGGTCTTGCACGTGTGTCAAGATGGGCACCATTCGGCCCTTTTCTGCCTACGCGGCAGCTGATGACTCCCAATTCCTCACGGACACCGCTTCAGCGATCCGTGAGATGTCAATGTGGCACTGCTAAATGCAGTGCCACTGTGCGTCCCCCGCTCTGCTCTCGTTCACGAGCAGTGCGTAAAGACCTAGTAGCAGGTTCCAAGGCCTGCCGCCCGCGAGGGATTCTGAGGACGCACTTCTGGGCATAGTCCCACGCCTGGAGATAAGGAGAGCACCGTCTGGTGTCCATCACCACCTGGTGACTCTCCAAAATCCAGATTCAACGAACCGAATCTGACCCTGCTTTTCCCTGAACACGAACAGTCCCCATCACCTAGTCCCCATCACAAGGACACCACCAACGTTAATTGTAGGCAAAACATCTGACGTCATGTCTCACCGCCCAAAGGCCGTGAAACAAACCCGCGCCCAGAAGAAGCGCGCGGAGGCCCCCCGGCACAAGCCCAAAGCTTCTGCCGCCAACCAACGCACTGACATTCGTCCGACTGGCAAGGCCACCGGACGCCTCAGTTCCGTGCTCCCGTACTCATCAGGTCAGAAGGCTCACGTCACGCACATTCCGCGCCGATCTGAGTTCTTAGCTGACGTGGTGGGCAGCGTTGGTTTCGCCAACAGCACTATCAACATACCCATCAACCCGGGTTTGAGTGCTTCCTTCGCCTGGCTCTCGCAGATTGCACCTGCTTATGAGTTTTACCGATTCTCCTACTTGGCCTACGAGTATCGCTCGACCAGTGGAGAAGTCGTATCAGGCAACAATCCCGCAATCGGAAAGGTTGTCCTAGCCACGAATTATGACGTGCTGGACGTGCCTTTTGAGGACAAGCGCGAGATTGAGAATTATGAGGGCAACGCCTCTGGCGCACCCAATCAGCCCATCATCCGCCATGTCGTCAATACCAACGGCAAGCGGATGGGACAAGTGCTCCCGTACACCGAGCGCTATGTCAGGTCTGGTGCAGTGCCTTCCAACTCGCCTCTTGGCGGGTCGGGCGACCCTCATGCCTATGATATTGGTCTCTTCCAACTCGCAACCTCGGGTATGCCCGCTGACGGCAATGTCATCGGAGAACTCTGGGTTACGTATGAAATTGACCTTATCAAGCCCAAGCAGAACAACCTGAGCACCGTCGCCCGCTCCACGCACGTCGTGGCCCCCGCCGGTGCCCTGGTCACTGCCCCGTGGCTTAACGCGTTCGTCACTACCGGTTCCAACATCGATGTCGGTCTCTCTCCCACCGGAGCATTGACCATCAACGATGCTGGCACTTTTCTTGTGACGTTTCACGCACACAGTGCTGGCACTCCGAATGGGTTTTCGGGAGCTGCCGTCGCTGTTTCAGGAGGCGTTACCTTCGTCAACTACTTCGCCGGCGGCACCACGGGGACTCTCAATGTCCTCAGCGGTGGCGGTGAACTCGTTGTCGTTTGCGCCGTCCGCACCACTGGTGTGAGCGGACAGCTCTTTCTCACCACCACGGGCACTAGTACTACCAATGCCCAGGGTGATGTCATGATTGTGGCTGTTAACAGCAACATGTCCCTCCCTGGTCCCTCTCGTCTCTCTGAGAGTGATCTGACCATCGACCAACTCCTCGAGAAGCTTTTGGCTGTCACCCGACCGGAGTTAGGCCGTCAAACCGGCTTGCTTGAGCCCATCATCCTCGACGAGGACTACGACTGTGACGAGTCCGTGTCCTCCACCGACGCTGATGTCGTTCGCAAGCCCCCCACCTCTCCTGCGGTGGCCCGCATTCTCAACCCTAACCAGGCTACTGAGACCACGCTCGACGCCGTTTATCGGCGCTTGGCGTCCATGCGAAAGTAGGACCTTAGTGGTTCTCCCCGGATACTCGCCGAATCCGCTGTATGTCTAGGCATGTCGCACTATGCATGAATCTGCTCCATTGGAGTTTGCACGCTTCGCTCTCTGCATCTTTTCGTCCCATGTACCGGTTTTCGTCAGCCTTCGGCCCAGACGACCCGGAGTGGGAGTGTTTCAGTCAAACGGACGACGGGGGTAACCGTCAGTCCTTATCAAATTTCAAACCTATACTT